CCCAAGAAAGGTGCTCGTAAAACCAAGAGATATATTAATGAGGTTACATCTTACATTAAGAATACATCCAAGTGGGAAGCTGCACAACAATATGCAGACCATAAGGGATGGAAGTTTCAAGTGTGGACCGAGGACACTTTAACCAATCTTGGTATTAAACTAATAAAGGGATAGTATAAATAGTAGTATGTCTATATTCGATAAATTAAGTGCCGCGGCATTCAGAGCAGGGATCCAATCTAGGACTCCTAAATCAGAAGAATGGTTTACCAATAAGGTGAAAGAGCTCGCTATTCCTGCAAGAGGTAAACTTCTTAAGGATGATGCATTAGAGAAGCAGACTAAAATTCGTGTGGGTGATATGATTATGTATTTCTATGACCCTAAGACGAAAGATACTCTACCTTATTACGATAAATTTCCATTAACTATTATTGTAGGGCCAGCACCAGGCGGATTCTATGGATTAAATCTCCATTATGTAAACCCTGTTGCTCGTGCAAGATTATTAAATGAATTATTTAAACTCGCACCTAAAGATTTAAAACCAGATACTCGTTTAAACAGATTAACATATGATCTATTAAATGGTGTTAAGAAGTACAAAGAATTCGAGCCATGCTTTAAAAGATATTTGGTATCACACGTTAAGTCTCAGATGTCAAGAGTACCTATGACAGATTGGGAGACAGCAATATATCTACCAATACAACAATTTAAGAAGAAGAGTGCTAGGTCTGCCTGGGCTAATTCAAGAAAAGTTTACCAAGGGGGTAAATAATGTCCATTGATAATTTAAAAAGTACAATAGGTAAACGTGGAGGCCTTGCAAAGGCAAATAGATTCCAAGTTTTCTTTACACCCCCACAAGGTAGTCTATTAAGTGCACAAGGACTATTAGGAGCACTTACATCTGGTGGTGGACTTAAATCTATGATTAATGACCCTAGGGATATTTCTCTATTATGTGAGAATGTAACACTACCCGGCCGACAGATAACAACATTAGATTATCAAGCAGAAAAGCAGGCAGTAAAGATACCGTATTCTTTTATAAATGAAGATGTGACGTGTTCATTTTTACTGACCAATGATTACTATATGAAAACGGTATTCGATAGCTGGTTAGAATCAGTCTTTGACTCAGGATCATATCGTGCAAAATTTAAAGAAGATTTTACTTCAGATGTTGTTATACAGCAGTTGAATGAAAAGAATATTCCAGTATACGGAGTTAGGTTAGAGAAAGCCTTTCCTACTACAGTAACTGGGATCACTCTGGACAATAATAGTGAAAGTGCAGTCCAGAAAATTAATGTAACATTTAGTTACGATAACTATGTACCAGAGGGGCCGTTGTCATCCACAATGTCCGCATTTAGAAGCGCGTTGCCTTCTGGTCTTATATAATTTAGGAGATTATAATGGCATTACCAAAGATGGCTGTTCCACGATATACGGTTGAATTACCGAGTACTGGGGAAAAGCTAAATATGAGACCTTATTTGGTCAAAGAAGAAAAAGTTTTAATGATAGCACTAGAGTCCAATGACCCTGTGCAAATAAGTCAATCAGTAAGAACTATTATACAGACCTGTTTTGAATTAGATTCATTAGACGAATTAACTGTATTTGATATTGAAATGTTATTCTTACAGCTGAGAGCAAAATCTGTTGGCGAAGAGATGAAAATACAAATTAAATGTAAAGGCGATGAGTGTGCTACAATGAATCCATTGTCAATTAACATTGATGATATTAAGGTTAGTAAACCAGAAGATTCCGATGGTGTTATTCTATTCGGTGACGAGAATGGTGTAGGGGTTAAGATGAGGTATCCATCGGTTGATGTTATCTCTAAGATAAACCCTGAAAATCTAGGATCGGTTGAAGGTATTATGGATCTTGTAGTTGATTGTATTGATACTATCTTTGACAATGATAATGTATACAATGCAAAGACAGAGAAACGAGTTGACTTAGTAGAGTTCATTGAAGGTTTAAGCTCAGAACAATTTAAATTAGTTCAAGCATTTTTCCAGGACACTCCAAGTGTATCATATAGTACTAGTTTTTTATGTAGCAAGTGTAAGTTGGATAACGAAGTTGAATTGAAAGGACTTAATAGTTTTTTTTCATAGGCCTCTCGCATGAAAGTTTAGAAAACTTTTATCAAACCAACTTTGCTTTAATGCAACATCATCATTATAGTTTAACTGAACTAGAAGATATGATACCATGGGAGAGGCAGATATATGTTGCTCTATTGAAACAATATATAGAAGACGAAAATTTAAAACAGAAACAGAAATCCAAACTTTAGTGGATACAGAGGAAAGTAATGACCGAAGAAAATAAAACACACCCAGCCGATACTAATGGTGATGGCAAGGTGTCTAAAGAAGAGCATGATATGTTCTTAGAGTTCAAAAGAAAAGAACTTGAAGACAACGATGCTATGAGAGATGCCCAGCGTCAGATGACATGGTTCGCTTTATTTGGATTGTTATTATATCCATTTGCAGTAGTACTTGCATCATTAGTAGGATTAGATGAAGCACAAAAAACACTAGGTAGTATGGCACCAACATATTTTGTAGCCGTAGCCGGTATTGTAGCAGCATTCTTTGGTGCACAAGCATACTCTAAAAAATAGGAATGACCGATGAAAGATAACCCTACACCCCCAGAGAATGGCGCCAGTTTAGAACAACTAGTTGAACTGATGACTGCCAATAACGCCTCTACCACAGAGATAGAGCGCGATGGTAGAAATACTAGAAGGCACTTATTGGAGATGAAAAAGATCCAACAAGCTTCTTTGGATATGAGTGATAGTGTTAATACCGGTTTTGAAAATTTCTTTGAAATAATGAATGCCAATAAACTAGGCGACAAAGAAGATTCCAGAGAAAGATCAAGCATCTTTGAAGAAATCCGAGATGAATTAAAAGAAATGCGCGCATCGGGTATACCACAGAATGGTGGAAGTAGTGGTTCATCTGCTGGCGGCATGATGGGCGGTTTCGGCAAAATGCTAGGTGGTGCTGGATTAGGTGTAGGTGCGGCCGCTGTAGGTGTAGCCGCTGTATTTGCTTCTAGTGCATTCTTAATTAAGACCATAGAGGATATGGACGGCAAGAAAATAGTCCAAAATGTTGACGACCTATTAGGAATTTCTAGGTTAGATGCTGATGAAAATGCTGCAGCTAAAGTATTCGGTACATTAACTGCTATCGGTGCAGGTTTAATGGTATTTGCTGCAGGTTCAAGCACCGCGGCTTTAAGTCAAGCTGCTATAGACAAGTTTGAGGCCAATGGTTGGACTGACCAAATAAAAACTAATATATCCGAGTTACTATCTATTGCAGACCTACCAGGTATGTCAGTCGGTAATGTAGCTGGTGTTGCTGCTACCATGTCAGCTTTAGGACTTGGTCTACTCGCTTTCAGTGTAGGTTCTGCAACTGGGGCTGTGGTAACGGGTGTAGATGAAGCAGTTAAAAAATTCTCAGGTAATGACGGGTTTGCCAAGTCAGTTAAAGATAATGTAGAAACACTTTTATCTATAGACACAAGTAAAGGTAGTAGTTTACTAATCGCTGGACAAATGGGAGCATTGGGTGCTGGCCTACTTGCATTTAGTGCAGGATCGGCTACATCAACTGCAGTCGCTGGAATGGATGCAGCACTGGAGAAATTCTCAGGTTCTGGTTGGGCCGATCAAGTAGTACATAACGTTGAAACCCTATTAGGTCTTAGTAAACAATCATTCGGTGATGTAACAGAAGTTACAACAGCCTTGAGCTTACTTGGTGGAGGTTTATTAGCCTTTAGTCTTGGTGGGGCCGCAAGTATTGGTACTGCTGGAGCTGATAAAGGACTTGAGGTATTTACTGACACAGGTTGGGCAGAACAAGTTGTCAAGAACGTAAAAACTCTTACAGCTATAGGTGCTGAAGAGGGTAACCTACAAAAAGCTGCAGCTGCAACGGGCACTTTAACTACACTCGGGGTCGGCCTGGCAGCATTCGGGGCAGGTACTTGGATTGCTTCACTCGGTACTGCCGCAAGTGCTTTAATTGGATTCTTTGTTGGTGGTGATTCACCTATAGAATCTGCATTAAAGGTAGGTGAAAAAGCAGGAGAGATTGATAAAGGTACTGAAGCATTTGGTAGATTTGCTGACGTATTAGAAAGATTTAATAGTATAGCTAAAGTAGAATTCAATGCTGAGAAGTTTGCCACTGATTTAACTGCTGCTGCTAAAACATTAGAGTTAGTAGTAAATGGTGGTACTTCTGATAGCTGGATGCCTTTTGATGAGGTTACATATGTCGGCCTGAAGAATATGAATGGTGATATCAATGCGGCCGTTGATAATATTACTAAACTACAAGGTTCGTTTAATATGTCTTCTGGTGGTACTGACGTATCGGCTAGTAGTCAGTCTATGGGTGTTGAGTTAATGACTGTATCAGCACAGAATGTAGAACTGAGAAGTTCAGCAAATCAATCAGGTGCAACAGTAAATGCGGTATCATCAGATAACTCTACCACTAGAGGTGGAGATACTTATAACATGATACCTAGTAAACCTAATAGAAGTAGAGAAGCATTAGCCAGTAGATAAAAAAAGGGACTCCGAAGAGTCCCCTATAACCTATAACAGGTTTATCCTAAGGCAAGGATTCTTTAGTTCTCTTTAGCCAACTTAGCAAAGTAGGATAAAGTATCATCTTCATCACTTGAGGTTGATGTATCCATGACAGGAGCAGCAGTTGCCGTCTGTGTCATTGGAGTTTCATTAACCACATTCATAGCGGGCATATCCATTGAAGGAGCACCTGCATCAACACCAAGAACCTTATTCATTTTAGCTTTAAGCTCATCATAAGTTTTATAGTTCTCGGGCTTGAGGAAGTCCTGTAGAGAATACAGTTTTCCGTACACCTCTTCTAGTCGTTCTTCATCGCCTTCAT